GCGCCGCTGAGCGTGCCCGCGAGTAGGTTGTTGACGATGCCGATGCCGTTGAGAATGCCCATGGTGCTTGTGTCCTTATTGCTTGATGACTAAAACTTGCCACGTCGATGCCGTCATACTGGCGGTCGAAGCGCTGGCGTTGCGGATGGTGACGGTGACGGTGTTGGCTGCTGAGACATAGGCCACGTAGGACAACTTGCCCTTATCCGCCGCCATGGTGCCGAAGGCGTTGCCGGGGTTGACAATGACCGAATCACCCGCCGCCGCGCCCGTGACGGTTGCCGTGAAGCTGCTGCTGGTGATGGTGGCCAGACTGGTGAGCGACATCGAAAAGCTGCCGCGTAGGAATTTGCCGCTCAGGGCGTTGATGGCGGCTTGTGCTGTGCCGGCCGTGGCTTGTGCGGTGTCGGCCGTGGCTTGTGCGGTGTCGGCCGTGGCTTGTGCGGTGTCGGCCGTGGCTTGTGCGGTGTCTGCATCCTCCAGCGCTTCATCCACCTCGGCACGCAGCGCCACAAAGGCAAGCTCGGGATCGGCATTCACCAGCAGCCACTGCCCGCCTGAAGTCGTGAAAACCGTTTCGTCATCATCTTGCAGGGCACTACCGGCAAACCAGGCGAACATGCCCAGGCCAACCACCTCGACAAAATCACCGGCGCCAGGGGCAAGGCCGCGGATGCTGGCGCGGCTGGCGTAGGCGACCACATCGGGCGCGGTTTTGATCTTTTGCCAGCTGGCAGATACGCCCGGCACCGCCGTGGTGACGTTGGCCAGGTTGGTATTGAGTGCCCAGTACGCGCCTGCGTGGTAAACGCTGGCCGGCATGTTTAACGCACCAGTGAGAGCCGTCCAAAGGCCTTTGTAGCTGGCCTGAGCCGACACGACTTGGCTGTTAAGCGCCGCTGCTGCGCTGGCTGCGGCTGCCGCCTCGCTGGCTGTAATAGCCGCCGTGGCCGCGTTGATCTGCACCACCATGGGCGGCAAGGCGGCAACAAACGGCTCTGCGGTCGCGTCAAAGGCCGTGGGGCCTTGGCTGCGCAGAGGTGCTGCTGGGAGTAAATCAATCATGACAAGCCTTCGACTTGGAGTTGTAATCTGGATGCGGACGGGCCTTCGATTTGGATGTCCCAGTCTTTGTAGAAACCATAAATAATCATGCTGGTGTACTGGCTGCCAGCGCCCACCCACACCAGCGGCGTAGAGCGGTATTGGGCCAATATGCGGGCCACATAATCGACACTGGCGGCAAGCACCAGCACCTCGGCTTTCATCGTCTTTTTGTAGGTGCGCTGCAATACCGTGGTGCGACCAAAGGCGTCAACGTCTTTGCGGCTGAAGTCAATAATCCCGATGCTTGGCTGGTACAGCGTGTCGCCTAATTCGGCATACAACCCGACCACCAAAGCGCCCACGGAAATTGACGCTCCGGTAAAGGTGATCGTCAGCGTGCCGGTGCTGTAGGCGGGAATGTCGAGTAGCGAAGCATCAACCAAGTCGGTGATCACCAGGCTGTCTTGCTGGTACACCGGCTCGTAAAAATACTGATACCAGCTGCCGATGATGTTGCCGCCGTACAAGTCCATTGATGCGCTGTAGACCACGCCCTCGCCCGGTACGTCGAGCGACACGCTCACGGTTTCGGCGGTTATGGCAAGCAATGCCAGGCTGTTGAATTTGCCGGGTGCCAGCACCACCGTTAAGCTGGTGGTGGCCGTGGTGGCTGTGCCGACGCTTGAGTCAAACATGCCCCAGCGGTTGGTGGGCGCAGTCTCTACCCAGCGCGGCGTGGGTAACAGCGCGGCTACTTCGGGCGTTGTGGCATTGATGCCCGCGATGGCGCATTGGTAAATGCGGTGCGTTTGCGTGCGTATTACCTTGTCGCCTACGGTGTAGCTGGTGGCTGCATTCCAGGCTGCAAAGTCGGTTTCTGGCACCGTGCTACTGGTTAGCTTTGCGTCTGTGATGGTGGTTGGGCGAATGAATTGCATTAGGCGTACACCTCGGTTTGCATGGCGCGGCCGCTTTCGGTAACGGTTTCAAACATGTCGGCTTGCTTTTTGGTTGCGGCTGCGGTTTTCTCGGCCGGCGCTTGCAGGGCCGCGACTTGTGCGGTCAGCACCTCGACCAAGGCCTCAAGCCGGGCCGTGTTGGTGCCCCCGCCCGCCGCCGGGTTGTAGGCTTTGGGCACAATCGCCTCGCCCTCGTGGATCTGGGCCAGCATGTCTTGTGGGACGTAGTTGGTGCCGATTCGAAAGCCGGGGATATTTGCGGCGCGTGCGGTCATGCGGACGTCGGTTTCGTTGGCGCCGTACTGGCTCCAAGCATTGGTGATGACTTGTGCCGGGGTTTGGCCGGCTGCAATCACGTCTTTAATCCACTGCACCGATACCGCGTTGCTGTAGGTCTGTGCCCCAGCGCTTGAGCCGCCAACGGTCACCACAGAGCCGTCAGAGCCTATGCTGGCGCCGCCGCTGGCACTCAAAGGCGCAGCCGCTGCTTTAGCCGCTGCCAGCGCGGTGTTAAACACACCCATGGCGGCCGCTACGCTTTGCACGCTGGTGTTGATGCCAAGCAAGGCGTTTAGCTGCTCCTGCGCTTTGCTCAGTTGCAAGTCAAGCGCCGCATTGTCAAGGGCGTATTGCTTGTCAAGCGCGGCGATTTGCGCGGCAATGCCTGCGTCGGCGGCTGCCAATTGCGCGGCGCTGGTGGTGCCAATGGCGTCAATTTGCGCCTGGGCAATCACGCCGGCCGCATCGCTTGCGGCTTGCAGGCTTAGGACTACGCTGTCAAGGCTGGCGACTTGCGATTGCGCCCGGTCATTCAATGCGGCAATTTGCCCGGCTGTGATGGCCTGGTCTAGCGCGTAGCCTTCGAAGGTGCTGTAAAACTGCTGGCTGTCTTGCCCGGCGGTGCCTAGCGCATCTTCCAGGCCTTTGACTTGCGTCAAGTCGCTGGCACCCATTGCGCCGCTTATCGTTGCTCGCGCGTCTTTGAGCCGGGCGAAATCAAAGGCGTCGCCTTGGATTTGTACCTGCTTGATGGCATTGGCCAATGCGCTGGCAATCGAGCGCATGGCGTTGGCTGCGTCTTGGGCCGCTTTGATCTGTAGGCTGTAGCCGTCTTGGGTGGCTTTGAGTGTCTTGGTAATCGCGTCTTTTTGCGCGTCGGCTTGGGCGCTGATGGCTTGCTTTTGCGATTCTGCCCCGGCGGTTATCGCTGCTTTGGCGGCTTCGTAGGTGCTGGTCAGCGTTTCTTTTTGCGCGGCAATGGACTTGCCTAGCGCGTCAAAGGCGCTTTGCGCGTCGTTGATTGCATAGATGGCCTCTTGGATGGGCCGGTTCGATGGGTCTAGCTTTTCGAGTGCCGCCTGGCGTTGTGCCTGGGTATTGCCTACCGCCTGCCATAGCGATTCCATCAAGCCCATGCGCTCGTCGTGTAGGGCGCGTTCGGCAGCGGCTAGGTCGGCTGCTGATTGGGCCACTTCGCTGCTGGCGGTGGCCACGTCTGCCATGGCTGGGTAGGCTTGGGCAAAGGCGCCGTTCATGGCCATCAGGCTGGCGTAGGTCTTTTGGCCGGCCTCGGTGGTCAGGTCTTGTGCCTCTACCAATGCGCGGAACTCGTCTCGGGTGTCAATACCTGTTGCACCCAAACCGCCCAATGCGGCCTGCACGTCTGTGATGGCTTTGGCGCTTTTTTCGCTCTCTGTATAAAAATTGTCGTAGTAGCTGGTCAGGCCTGCGCTGAGTTTGTCAAGCCCACCGGCTGCGGCTAGTAGCCCGGCAGATGCCTCAAAGCTCAGGCCTTTGAGGTTGTCAAAGGGTAGCAGCTCAACGGCCGCGCGGAACTGCGCTACGCTGTCAACTTGCTTGGCGATGCTCTCGACCAGCGCAGCCGCTGCCTCTGCGCTTAGGCTCTCCGCGTCTATGCCTTTGAGCTGGTCTGATATGGCCTTGGGTATGTCGGTCGCGGCTTGCAGGGCCTGGATAGTAACTTGGCTCAAGTCAGCCGCAAACGCTGCGGCAATTTGCTGCATGTCGCCGCTTTGGCTGCTGGTTTTTTCGTAGTACGTGCCGGCGTAGTTGCTGCCTTTGCCTGACTCACCAAAGGATTGGCCGGTTGACAAGGCACCACCAGCCATTACGCCGCCCCGGCCTTTGCTGCTGGTCTCTAGCCCGGCGTGAAACCCGGCCACCGTGGCTGCCGAGCCTGCGCTTTTGAGTAACGCATTGATGCCTGCCGTAGTTGCGGTGATCGCTTTTTTGACGTCGGTGTCGTCATAACTCCCGCTGGGGCCGTGCAGCTTTTTGGTGCTGCCGTCCGACTCCATGGCAAAGGTGCCGCCGGATCGCTTTTCGCCCTTGTCCAATTTTTTGATGACGGTGATGGCGGCTAGGGCAGCGCCCACGAAGGGCATGGCGGTGCCGATGCTGCCCATTGCACCCGCCAGTCCGCCAGCTGCGCCGCCAGCCGTACCAAATGCGCCGTTGACGGCCAGCAGGCCATCAATGCCAGCGCCGGTGATGTTGGCGGCAACGGTGCCAAAAGCGTTGGCAACGGACATCGACCCGGCCAGTACTTGGCTGCCGACTTGCCCAATGCTGCTGGCCATGCTGCCCAAGTTGCTCAGCATGCCCATAGGCCCGCCGCCGCCCTGCCCCGCTTGGGCTGCGCCACTCAAGCCCAGCGCCCCGGTGATGCCCTGAGCCACCGGATTCATGACGGCGCTGATGATGGGTTTGAGCACCAGCGTGCTGAACATGTTTTTGAGCGTATCAACCAGGTTTTTGCCGAAGCCTTTGCCGGATTCAAAGCCGCGCAACAGGGCGTCGGTCAGGCTGGATTCGATGCTGTCTGACGTCTTTTTCCATTCTTCGTCTGCGTCTTTTGCCGCCTTGATGCCGGCTTCGACCAGGTCTTTTTTGCCGATGGAATCGCGCAACGAGTTGCCGTAGGCGATGTGCGCTTCAGAGCCTGCCACCAGCCCCAGCGTCTCAGCTTCGCGCAGCTTAATCGCTACTTCGCGCTCGACGTTGGTTTGCTGTAGCGCCGTAGTTTCGTCTGCGTAGGCTGCCAGGGTGTCGGCCATATTGGCAGCTAGCGGATCGGTTGCCGCCTTCACCTTTGCCGCTGCCAAGTCATTGAGCAAATTGGCCTGCTCGCGGTAAACGTCACCTTGTCGGCCCGTCACGTCGATGGTGTCGGCGACGCTGGCACGCATCAATTTATCGGCTGCCAGGTCTTTGAGTTTGGCAACCTCAAGGTCTGCCAGTGCTTTGGCGCTCAGGCCGTATTTGGCATTGGCGTCGGTTTGGGCCTTGACTTGATCGCGCAGGCTTTCCGTGGTTTTGTCCAGCGCTTCGTAGTGCTTTTTGTTTTCTTCGTTGGCTTTTTTGATCCAGTCGTTTTCTTTGGCGAGGGCTTGCAGGTTGGCCAGGTTGGCCAGCACATTGGCACGCTCTGCCTCCGTTAGCTTTTGCTTTGCGCCGTCCATATCGGCCACAACTTTGATGCGCTCTTTCTCAGCCGCCGATAGCTCGCGGCCCAGGTCAAGCTCTTGTTGCTCTAGCGCGATTTTTTCGGCCAGGGCTTTGGTGATCTTTGCGTAGTCGGATTCGGTAGCGGCTGCGGATTTGCCGCCGCCGCCCTTGCCGCCGCCACCGCCGCCGATAAAGTCTTTAAGCGCGGACGCTTGGTAGGTTGTATTACCGCTGCCGCCCTGCCCTGGACGGCCTGGCATGGCTTTAATGGCCGCGCCGGCCTTTGCTGCAGCTTTTCCAGTGCTAGCTAGCTCTGCTGATAACTGGCTGACAGCGCCTTTACCGTCCCTGAATTTTTGCACCACCGAATCACCGTACTTGACGCCGATCGCCGCAAATTCTTTCATGCCGGCGGCGTTTGCCGCAAACTCGCTGGCGCCGGCCGCGTCACCCAAAGCGCCACGAATCTTGCCCACAATCGACACCACGTTGGCCAGCGGGTGGATAAGGGCTTGGAGTACCATGCCGCCCGCCTTTGCGAATGCGCCAGCGAGCAGGTTCACAGTATCAACTGCAAGGGCCAAAAATAGCCGCACGCCCTTGACTGTTTCGGCCAAAACGCCAGTTTGCATCACGGCCTCAAATATCGCCCCGGCGACACTCAGCACAGCACCGACCACGCTGGCAAAGGCTTTGACAACCTCCCAAACGTCGCCATACAGGCCTTTGACTTGTTCCCAATACTCGCCCAGAGCTTCGCGGTTTCTCTCTACCCACTCGCTGACGGCGGCAAAAGCGCCTGACAATCCGTCCTTCACCGCCGGGATGATGTCGCCCGTTAGGCTGTCCATCATGCTGTTCAGGCCCGGCAGTACCGCGCTGGCAATGGCCGTGCCCATGCCGCCTAGCGAAGTGCCAAGCGCTGCCACTTTGTCATTAAAAGCGTCGGCATTGTTGGCCATATCGGTCGTGATGCCCGATAGGCTCGTGCCCTTGTCAACCATCTCGCCAATCTTCTGGCCGCCCTCTGACAACAATGGCGCAGCCTCTGCCCACGACTTGCCCAGCGCTGCCGCACCAAGGGCCGCACGTTCTTGCGGGTCTTTGATGCTGACAAACACGTCAGACAGTTGCTTGAATGCCTCCAGCGGGTCTTTGGCCGTGATGCCAATGGCGGCAAACTTTTCGGCGTTTTTACCCATGTTGACCGACAGCTTGTTGATGGCCGCGGCTGTGCCTTCAAGGTTTGCGCCAGATTGCGCCGAGGCGAGCTTCAGGCCAGCGAGCCTTTCCACCGAGAGGCCGGTGGATTTACCCAAGTCTTTGAGCGCGTCGGCAGCGTCAATTGAGCCTTTGATCATGTTGACAAAAGCGCCAGCGGTCAGCGCAACGCCGATAGCACCAAGCGCCGCACCGGCTAGGCTTGCGGCCTTGCTCATCTTGGCCATTGCGCCATCAACCGTAGAGGTGGCGCGGTCCATGTCGGTGCGCAGGCGTGCGACGTTGGCCGCCATCTCTATTGTGAGGTGCGCTATTGTTGACATTCGTTAACCTTTTTTCATTGCTGATGCCAGGCCTTTTAATCGGCTGGCGACGTTGGCGCGGGGTAGCTCTTGCATGCCGTCCGGAGGGCTTAAATCGTCGCCTTGGTACTGGCCAACGTAGGCGCGGCTGGCGTCCAAAATCGCTTGGAATTCCCAGCCGGCCAAACTCAAACGCCGCCCGGCTGCCCAAGCTGCCAGCTCTGCGCTGGTCAGTGGGGCCATGCCGTTAGCGCCTGCCATGGCCGGGCCGCTTTGGGTCAGGTAGCCGGCCAGATAAGCCGCCGTCACTTCGGGTAACTTGACTTCGCCGCCGCCGTTTTTGATCTGGTCTGCCCGGCTTAACTCGGCTGGCTTGTCCTCAGCGCCTTTGGGGTGCTGTTGAAGCCAGGCGAGCTGCCGGGCGTATAGGGTCAGCTCTTCTTGCCAGGCCCAAAGAAGTTTCCCAAGTCGTTCAGGTGGGCGCGTACCTGGTCGGCGATGTACCGGAATTTCGGCTCACGGTAAACCGCCTCGGGGCCGCCGGGATAAGGGAAGTTGTCGATGCTTGACGTGACGGCCACCAGAAACCGGATGTCGGCATCTTTGTCCTCGTCCTTTTTCTTGACGCCTTTGACGCTCATGGCATTCATCACGCGCTTGCTGGCTTCTTTGTCCAGATCTTCCTTGGCTTTTTCGTACTGCTTGGAGGCCGGGCCGTACACGTTGACGGCAACGGCAGCGCCTTTGAATAGCATCGGGTCGCCGGTGGGCAATTCGATTGCTACGGTGCTGGATTCGTCCAACATGAATTCAGAAAAATCGTCTGTTTGGGTTTCGATGGTCATTTTTGGTCTTTCGCGGGTGGGTAGAAAAAAGCCCGTGCCCAGCCCATCCGCCCCCGCGAAGGAGCGAGACGGGCCGGGTCGGTGCAGGGTGTGGCCTAAATGGCCGGGGATTAAATGGCCTCGACGACCAGCAAGGTGTCTGAGCCGGCGCGGGTGGTGACGCCGATGTCGTAATTGGCCTTCTTGATGTCGTTCACGCCGCCGTATTTCACGCCGTCGCTCATGACTTTGCCGGTGAAGTAGATCTTGTCGCCATTGGCTTCGGACACCTGGAAGGAGTAGTCATTGATCGACGCGTAGGCGGCTCTCATGATGTCCTGGCCTGCGTCGTCACGGTCAAGGGCCACGCCGATCTGGATGGTCAGTGCTTCCTCGATTCCTTTGAGCGTGCTGGTTTTGCCCGTGCAAAGGTTTGAGAAAGTTACCGCCGCTTTTTTGAGCAGCAAGTCGCCAATGGACTCAAGCTCGCCAACGGTGGTGTAGGTCAAGGCCGCGTAACCGGCCGAGTTGAAAGTTGCGGGAAGGGCGGCGCTCACAGCGATGCAAGTGCCAACCGATGCTTCGATTGTCATGATGGGTTCCTAAAACAAAAAAACCCGCATCGCGGGCATAAAAAAACCGCTGCCAAGTTGCCTCGGTAGCGGTGCTGGGTTCGGGCCTTGCGGCCCTATAAAGCGATTACTCGCCTATAGGTTTGGGGTGCGGTAAATCAGCATGAAATCTGCTGGTTTTGTCCACATCCCGGAAAAATCGTCTTTGCTGATCGGGCCGTAGCCGGCGAAGTTGCAGGCAAGGACCAGCGAGTCACCCACCACGAGCGGGGCCGTGACTTGCAGGGCCTCTTGAATCAGGCTGTGCAGCGTCTGCACCTGAATCATTGATGCGGCCAGCGGGTTAATTTGCACCCGTGCCGTGAAGTCGTTGCTGCGCTGGCACATGCGTTCTTCTGGCGTGTCACTTACCACGCTGTAGGCGATGGCCGGGAAGCCTGACCCTTGCGGCGCCTCGACCAGCGCGATACGGGTGCTGACGATCTCTTGCAAGGCCGGCACGTTTAGCAGGGCCGCGCAGATGTTTTCTGCGCTCATATGCCGGCCTTTTTAAATTCTTTGGGGATCGCTTTTGACATATGGGCGACCATCTTGTCAATCGCGGCCTGTTGGTTCTGGTCAAACGCCGGCCGCATAAATGGTTGCGGCTTGATGCCGGGGTGGATTACCTGTTTGCGATTGATGCCCCCAAAAAACAAGCCTTTTGATTTTTTAGCCTTGATGGTGTAGGGCTGGCCTACCGTTTCCCCTTGCCCGGTGTAGTAGCTTGCCGTGCCATACTCAACCATGTGTGCGTAATAGGCCTTCTTGTCGCCTGCCGTCAGGTGCATGCGCACCCATCCAAATTTTTTACTCTTACCCTGGATTTTTACTTTTATGCTGTCGCGCAATGCGCCCGAGTTGACGGGGACATATGATTTAGCGGCTTCGCCTATCAACTTCAGCCCGGCGCGCATTGCTTCTGCCGCTATCTTCCCCTCGATCTTTCCTGGCAACTCTTGCATAGCTTTTTTCAGCTCTGCCAGGCCGCTTATTTGAATTTCTGCCATGGCTTTTTAGTCCTTGTGGCAACTTCCGCGGTTGGCTGTGGCTCGTCGGTGATTACTTCGGGCTGTGCCTCGGGCGTTATCCGCTTTAGGATGCCGATGGCCAGATAGGACTCGATCAGGTCATCCGGGTAAGCGCCCCGCGCATGGTCGCCCTTCTTGAATGGCCCGAAGCTGTTGGCGCCGTTTTTCTGAAAAATCAGGTTTCTAAAATCAGTGGCCATCTGTGCCCCCTTCGCTTACGTCAAAAACAAAAAACTCGTTGCGCTCGCCCACGTTGCGCGGGATGCCGACGATGTTTAGCCGGCGGCCATCAAGCTCCATACGCCACTCGCCCGTCACCTCTTTGAGCGCGGGCTGAAAATGCGTGGTGACAACATGCGTTTGGCCGCTTTGCATTTGGTAGGCTGATACCCGCTCGTTGCTGCCCATTGGTCGCACCTCGGCGGCGCAAACAATCTCTTTATCAGTGCCTTCAACCCGGTGGCCGAATTCGTCAAGTTCGGACGTTGGATTGATGATCTTGATGACGTGCCTGAATTTGTTCAGCATCACGCCATACCCATGTTGACGCGGTGGGCGCGTAGCAGGCATTCGGCGGCGCTTTTGCTGGCCTCAAGTTCTGCGCCGTCGCGTTGCTCAAAGAAGGCCGTCAGCATCACCAGCATGGCCTGCCGGGCGCTTGGCTGGGGCACCACTGCAACGGCCGGGCGCGGTGCCAGATAAACGCCAGTAAAGCGCTCGCAGTAGTCACGGGCGGCTGAAATGTAGCCCTCGATAATCGCGTCCTCATGGTCGCTGTAAAGCCGCAATTGGGCTTTGGCCTCTGCCAGCGTGATCGGCTCAGAGATTGGGGCAATGCTTAAATCATCCATTTGCTGCGAGCCTCACGGGTGCTGTAAAGTCTTTGCCGTTGGTGCCGTCTTTGCCGTCCTTACCCTTGCGTACCACAAGCTGCCAGGCGTCAGAGGTGCCGGGTTTGTCGGTGGTTTTCTCGGCGTTGCAATGCCAGGTAGAGCTGGCCCACGTTGCGGTATGGCCGCGCTTGTATTCGGTGCCGTCGGTGTAAACGCCTTTGTAGATCATGGCCGGGATGACGAACTGCTTGGCCACAAAGCCGCCGCCGGTTAGCCGACTTTTGACGCTGAAGGTTTGCTCATCGACTTGCTCGACGGCCGTTTCAGCTACGCCCTGCACGGCCACGGCCCAGCCGCATTTGATGATGTCGCCTTCGGTGCCCAGCGGCTCGGTCTGCCGTACTGCAAAAACAATTCCGCCGTCGTGTTGCGCGTAGGTTTTGCGGCCGTAGCGCTTGAGCGGGTCTATGCTGGGCAAGATGTCCAGCTCTAGCGCGTCGCGCCCGTCTAGCCCTTTTTCGCCTGTTGCGCCGTCCTGTCCGTCTGCCCCGTCTGACCCGTTGGCGCCGTCTTTGCCGTCCAAGCCATTTTTGGCTTCGATGGATTTCAGCCCTTCGATGACAAGCTCAAGCGCGGCGATTGTGTCTGATTGCGCCTTGATGTTGTTTTGCAGCGGCTCGACGGCCCTTGCAATCGCGGCCTTGGTCTCCGCGACCAGCACGCTGGCCAACTCTTTGGTGTTTATATTCATGGTGTTAAGCGCTCAAGGCGACGGCAAGTTTTACGGTTTTCTCTTTAGCCAGGATGGTGCTGGCCTCGATCTCTGGCAGCGTCAAGCTGCTCCCGCTGGTTGATATGCCCATGGCCAAAACCGGCACCACCAATTTAGTCAGCACCTGGTAAGTGCCCAGCGTCGGCACCACCGCATCGCCGCCGCCGTCTACAAACAAGTTGCCAGTGATCGTCAGCGTGTGGTCGGCTTCCATCGGCCTGACTTTCCAGTCGTTGAGCAAAAACAGGTAAGGCGGTATTGATAACCCGCCGCCCAGATCGTCGCCGCCCACCTGGCGGAATGCGGGCAGGTATTTGGCGTTGTCAGACACAACTACCCAATCGGCCCAGCGGCTATAAATCTCCGCCGCGCTGGTGCTGGCGCTGTCCAAAATGATGCGCCGGGTTGCTGGGTCAAAAACAATCGCCATTTGTGCGGCTTAGACGTAGGCTCTATCGGCCTCAGCAACGAGGCTAAGGGCAATGGCTTTGCTG